CAAAGTAATGCAAGACCAGGCATCTGACACGATGGATAGAATCCTAAAAGGACAGGCGAAAAAATAGGAAAATTCCCCGGTTGCAACACGGTTGCAACAAATGGGTTAAAAACGAGATGTTCCAGAAACGATAAAAGCCCCGCATACCTTGCAGGGCTTGACTTTTTCTGGTGCGCCATCAGGGACTTGAACCCGGAACCTTCTGATTAAGAGTCACAAAAGCGGCATGAAACCTGAATAAAACGGATGAAAATAAGTGAAGTGTATCAAGGCTTTCAGGATTTTAAGGAAATTTATTCCTTGTCCCACAAAGGCACATTTTTTAAATTTATGTCCCTTTTTTGTCACCACTCATTATCCACATTCGTCCACACCGCGCCGCCCTCTCACACGGCCTAAATTCCTGCCACTAAACACACCTACCGAAGGTAATCATCCCCGGAAGGGGTATGCTTTCGGTATAGGGCAAATACGAAAGGCTATAGCGAAAAGGGCATTTCGGGCATCAAAATGGTACCCGACGCTCCCCCACATCCATAACTTGTAGCCGGCTCAATACCTTTTCACATTTTAGGTATAAGGTTCTGCCTTAACATCAGTTCTAGATATTTTCGCCCGCAGGCGTAATGCACATAAACCGTCTTACCATCAATATCGAACCTCATATGTCTTACGAGTACGTACGAATGGCGATCCTGCGTACGGGCAATCGGTTTCCCACATACGATACAAATTGGCAACTTGCCTTCACTCATATAAGACACCTACCTTTTCTCGAAATCCGGAGAATGTGGCGATGGGTACCGTCAGTGATCGGAGTGAATGATGTCCTGGAGCTGGCCGGAAAGGACAGGCTGGATGAGATTTTGAAGAAGGGGAATCTGGAGGCTACGGCGTGCGGGGAGTGGAGGCCAAAGGACAAAAATAAACTAAAACCCCTTTAGGCCTATAGTCATTATTGTTCATTAATACAAGATCTTGCAAATATATAGAATACAGGCCCTCGCGCCCAAGGAATACTAATATTTTATAAAAAAGCTATTCTATAAGTCTCTCAGGTAAGCTTAGAAGTGTATTTTGGGATGTATTATTTAGGAAGTATTTTGCGTTGGGTGTAAAGATATTAAAATTAGATACAGTAGAAAAATCTATATCAACCGTTAAGATACAGTTTATCTTATTTTGATAAGCTGCTACTATATGGCTAGCATCTTTTGAATCTAATGAATATTTTCGTATTACAGCCTGCCTCATCCTTGTAAAGCCTAAATCCATATTGACGGGTATATCAATAACTATTTTGTTATTTAGAAGCTCTTCCGTAACCCTGTCTATCTCGTCGTTTGCCTCTCCCATATAACAATCTGTTTCCTTTTTTAGCTTGTCCCATCTTTCTTCAGGATATTTCTGCATGCCATATTTTTTATATATACCTTTTATAATAACGTGCTCTAATTCTTCTAAAGTTATGCTACTAACAGCCATAATGCAATCATTTGCAGCTAATCGATTGGTATAATCATAACAAGCATCAGCAAATTTGTTTTCAGGGTTATTTCCATACATTTCATAAAGGTAATTAGCATCAGGATAACTAAAAGGAGGCAATGGGGAATTGTAATCCTCAATATTAAAAAAATAGCTCATTTATTACCACCCCGCCAATCTTTTAGGGCGTCTTTTTCAGCCTTAGGGTCACCCTTACTACTTCTTAATAAATTTTTAAAACAACGTTTATTTGATTCAATTCTCTCTTCTTTAGAAAGATTAAAGTATCCTTTTTTAGCTAATCTTTCATAAATCTCTGGTGGTAACTTATTATTATTCATAATAGTCCACCTTTCCTTTTTTATTCAATAATGCTGGTAGCGAAGGTTGCGTACTCTTCTTTGAAACCCATATAAGTTCTATTGCAAGATTCAAGAGCTTCGCTTAAAGGCATCATATCATTCTGGATGATTCTTTCAACATAGAAATATGATGGATCCCTCACGAAGGGTTCTATTTTAAACTCTCCCTTTTCACCTTCCTTGTTTGTAAAGAAGCGAAGACCAATGCCATTAATCATGCCAAGGGTTTCAACTTTCCCTTTTAAGTTTTCTTCTAGAAAACTTAAAGACTTACTAAAAGCGGATTCGCCATGAGAAATCAAACCAGTACATACAATAACAGAAATAGTTGGCGAATCCAATAAGAGGATATCGAATACTTTATTCACAATGGTTTTTATGCTATCAAAATTAATATTAGCCTGAGCATCTACCGTTAGCTGTCCTGGTGCTATAATTAGTTGTTGCCTTGTATCGTTATTCGCATATAAGAAGCCGAAAGGAAATTTCCCAAATGATGGATAAAACACTTTTATTTCATCATTAATCTGATTTAACTTTTTTTCTGATAATTCCCCTAGATCTTTCATAAAAGTGATCTTAACATCAGTAACAGTAAGCACGGCCTTCTCCTCCTTAATAATATGCACTACTGTAAGCATCGGTTATTCTTATGCTAACATGTATTTCTTCAGTTTTTATCAATTTCCTGCACGAAAATCAGAATTCTGAATATACCTAAGAAAATAAAATTTTAATTAAAACATTCTCTGACCCTAATGGTATGCATCGAAAATTTTACCAAACGGGGAAAGCCCCCGGATTTCTCCGGGGGCAACCACTCGTCAGCCTAAAATCATCTCACATAGCCCTATGCTATGCCGAGTTCAGGGATGTCCGAATGCAATCCATACCCGGAAGCGGCCACTTCGCCCTCAGAACAAATATGAGAAGCTGACTGGGCAGACTCGGTTGTCTATCCTGTTAAGGGAACAACCGTGAAGCTTTACACCCTACTCCTCGTCGGAGCTACCTGGCCAGGGGATGGAATGCAGGGAGTGGGAGGAAAAATAAGCATAAATACTAGAAGGAACATGCCCTATGATGTGAAATTATATACATAAATTTATTTAGGAGGTATTAAATGAAAAATCGAATGCATGAGCCTAAACTAGATCGACCGGTTTTTCATGTTAAAACTGGTAAACGTGGAGTTGCATCGTGCTCTGATGCCGAAGGAAAGTTTCACGTCAGGTTTGACGGGGACAGAAACGCTCAACCAATCCCAGTTAATGAATTAGTTAATTATGAATTTGTCGAGTATATCGCTAGAGGTTCTTATAAAGAAGAAAATAAGAACGAACCAACGGATAAAGAGATTCTAAAATATGCACAGACTCATCTCTGGCTTTTTGAAACAAATTAAATAAAGTCCCCGCACCCATCTCTGGGCCGGGGGCATCATGAGAGGCAGACATGATAGATCCCCAGGGTGAGGGGTCCGAGGCTCATCTAGTTTTATTTATCCCCCAGCATCAGGAGTATCAGAATCAGGAAAATCACAAAAACCATATTGCCGTCAAAGAATCCTCCAATTCCACCTAGACTGTCCATGAAGGGACCTCCTTTACCTGAATATTGCCCGCACCTTGCGCGGCTAATATAGGATATTCGGTAAAGGAGGAAGGTGTTACCATGATAAAAAAAAGCGCCCCCAGGTCTCCCCAGGGGCTGCTTGCTTAAATAAAATATATTTAGACCGGATTCGTTACCGGCTGGCCGGCCAGTGGTGATTCGGGCGCCGGTACCACCTGGGTAGCTTCCACTTTTCTATATATTATCACCAAGACCAAAAGGAGGATAGCCCCAAAACAAAAATATTTTTTCTATGCGGCGGTCTGGCCACCCGCCACCTGCTGCACCAGCTGGTTATATTCAGCCTGTGCAGCATTCACCTTGGCCATGGCCAGGCTAAGCTGTGTCTGGACGCCCGGGCCAGTTGCGGGTGCAGCGGTTCCGGATGCAGTGGGCTGGTCAACAGTTTCGGGCTGAGCAGGGGCTGCCTGGCCAGCGGTATCAACCGGCGTCTGATCGGCGGTGGCCTCCGGAGCGGTATCAGCCACAACGGCAGCCGGATCTTCGGGGGACTTTTTCCACTCCTGCCCGGCGTCCAGTTTAATCGCCTTGAGTGCGCTCTCAATGAGGGTCTTGACCTCCGCATCGGTGATCGTCATCCCATGAGCAGTTGCCGCATCGGAAAGCCACTTAGCCGCATAATCATACTTCGCCGGGCCACCCAGATCCTTATATGCCTGCTGGACGAACAATACGGCCATCTGGGACAGCGTCTGTTTTGCCTGCAACGTCTCATTGATCTTCTGTACCTTGGCCGCCCCTAGTGCTTTCTGCGCCCAGACCACCAGGTATCCGGCCAAAACCGGCAGTAACACTACAAACATGTCATTTACCACTTTCATCAAAGCATCCTGCATAATAATACCATCCTTTCTAGCGTCGGCCGCCGCCCCTATTTTACAACGATAGTCCCCTCGGCATTGACCGCATAGGTCTTACCTAGTGCCGCTATGACATCGACGGCCTTGACAAAGGTTGCCTGGTAGAGTACCGACCCAGGGATGTATTTCCCGTTCAGTATCATGCCGAATTTCTTCGCTGCGGGGACAGGCGGTACAGGTTGCGGAACAGGCGGTGTTACCGGCTTCGGCTGTGCTTTCGGTTGCAGACCCAGAGCCTTCACCAGACCTCGACCAATAGCATTACTAATTTGCTGACGAAAGCCTTCATCTACAAGGCGTCGTTCTTCGTCCGGATTCGAGATGAACCCGGTTTCACAGAGGATAGCAGGCATTTTAGTTTCTCGAAGGACAGCAAAATTGGCAACTTTGACGCCACGGTCTTGAAAACCCAGGCTCGCCAGTTCCGGTTGGATAACCTTGGCGATCTTCTCGGCTTGCCCACCGGCGCCGTATATATACGTAGTTGCACCATGCGGCGCAGGAGAACTAAATGCGTCATTATGGACCGATATAAAAAACGAGGCTGCAGCGTTATTAGCTGCTGCCGCCCTTGTGCTGAGATCCGCCGCTTCGCTCGGCCCAAGGTTCACATCACCATTCCGAGTCATCCGAACGTCGCACTGATAACCGGCTAAGAATGCAGCTAAGTATTGTGCCTCAGAGAGCGTGTTGTTTTTCTCCTGCGTTTTCGCTGGGCCTATGGCGCCAGGGTCTCTTCCCCCGTGACCAGGATCAATATAAATAAGCATTTTTACCTCCTGCCCTTCCCGGGCTAATGAATTACTTATAATTTAAATAAATAATTAACTAAAAATGCTAAAATGCCTACTACTGTACCAGTAGCGGCTATTATACCAAATGTTTTGCTCGTATTTATTTGGCCACTTGTAGTTGCACCCTGCTGACCCGATATGTATTCCACGATGGGCTTCAAGGTTTTTTCCATGCGATCAACCACCACGGCAACGTCGGCGTGAGTGGCATATTCTCCTTTATCGGTGATGGTCTGCTCGCGCATCGAATCGTTACGCTCTTCTTTATACTTCTGGGACTCTCTGGCTAACTCCAAAGCCGCAAGGTCGGCAGTCTCTTTGATTTTAAGAGCCTTTTCCTTTTCAATGTTTACCTCGGCATAACGGCGATCACGTTCATCTTGAAATTTCGCCTCGGCAACTCTTAGAGCCTCATTGTAGACAGCATAGGTTGCTATTGTCCAGTCTTTATTAAATCCGCTTTTTATTGCTTTATCCACCATACTCCACCACCTACCCCTATATTTATTTTCTAAATTGCGCTACAATAAAAAATGCAGGCCGCGGTGGCGTCACATCGCAACCCGTTCCGGGGCCACCCCCTAGCGGGGGCCTGCGCTCATTTTTGCCAATCAAAAAACCGCCCGGAGGCGGCCTTTCAGCATCTTTCTATATGATCTTCCCTAACACTACTCCCCCATGCCCCACCGTCGCCACCATTACCCGGTTATTGGCTACCGGTGTGTAGCTGGCCAGATAAGGGTATGTCCTCGTGCCAGCTATTGATTCGCCATCAAACTGTATCTGTGGCCGGCCAGAAACGTAATTGGCCGGAATAGTGCCCAACAAAAAAACCGGGGAATCTTTTCCCTGGTCTTTTATTATGCCTAGAAAGTCCTCAGCTCTCATATAGTCACGACCTTTCGTACTATGTGCTTCATCTTTGCTCCTGCCTGTAAATCAAACGCCCAGGACGATTCTGAATAATTCGCGCTGATACCCAAGGCTGAGAAAGTCAGCGTTATCATGTCATTATCCGAGTGCATGGGCATGATCGCTGTTTCCAGCGCGACTTCCTCATAGACTTGCGATGCTTCAAACGCCAGGCGCTGTACCTTGGCGTCGAGTGTCGGCTGGTCCACGCCTGTCTCGGTTCCGAAGTTCACAATCGTCCTACCCCTATTTACCGTGCTCGTAGGGCTTGCAGGGTTACTGTTTGTATAGGCGCTGGTAAGTGTTGCTTGGTCTGCTTCTGACACCACCAGCACCCATTTATTAGGCACGCCAAAGAGATCTAGACTTTGCTCGACCTCGGGAAAGGTAACGCTCAGCGAATCATCGACGTAGGTGTAATCACCAGCCCTTGCGGACGGCAAAACATAAGGCTGGGCGACTGCTTGCCCAACCTCATAAATGGTTAAAGATTTGTAGTTAATAGTGCTCAATAAGTCGTTTGCAATCTGTAGTTTTGCTGTTCCTGGGGGCCAATCCAGCGACACAGGTAGCACGCTTGCACACGCTGTTAAATTTTGAGACGTAAGTCCAGCACCATCTAAGAGCGTTTTGAGGGCAGCGATATAATTCGCCCCTGCCGGCACTGTGTACCGATCCGTTACTTTATCGTCCTTGAGCACCTGCAACAGATCATAGGCATCAACATCGCGGATCACGTGCCCAGTCGTGTCGGATTTTCTTTTTGGCGAAGACAACATGAATACTCCCAGCGCCCAAGATACAAAGTTCCCGTCAGGCATTTTTAGAAGGGCGAAGGGCTGAATTCTGTCGCTTAGGAAGTTGATCGCCCCATCGTCCTGAAGCGTAAACTTCGCTGTGCGTTTTATATCAGCAAAGGTATTGTTCTCAACATGACCAGAGAGGACGTTGGTAAGCGTCCTCTTAAACACATTAGTACCATCCAGTAGATCATATCGGAACCTGATCTCTCGGCTCGCTGAATGTAGCACAGCCTTCACCTGGTCGGCTGTATAAATGCCCTGCGCTAATGGCTGCATTTATACCACCTCCGAATAGTCCACCTGAATTATTTCCAGAGCGACATCCTGCCCATAATAAGCATCAGATTCCGGGATGTTGGCGATAATGCCAAACACCTTCCTGCCTCGGTAATCCCTCGCACAGAGTATAGTTTTTAACCAGGCTAGGGCTCTTAGGTTAGACCAAAGCGTTTGGCTCGATAGCATGCTTAAATCTACCTTAAAGCTGAAATCTTCTGATTGACCAAATTCCGCTACGGGTTTAGTCCTCCCTGCAAACTGCATTAGCTGAACTTCAGGCTTCCAGGTTTCAACTCTTTTTTGGTTTAAGGGAATGTTTAAAATTGATCCTGCCGGGTTAGTTACATCGTGAAGCCAGATACCTTGGAGGGTCATGAATCCTTGCACATTAACACTGTCAGTTGTTGTTTGATTAGAACCCAGCGCAGTAACCTTGTACTCGTAAATTTGACCGCTCGCGGTAGCATAGTCGCTATACGTGGTGTTTGTTGAGACATTGGCTGCAATTCTAGCCCATGCTATTGTGCCAAACTCACGTCTGTATAGGTCATTTCCTCCGGCAGTAGGTTGCGATCCGGTAGGAGTCGGGTTGGTAATAGCCACATCGATATGGCCAACAGAGGGGGTTATTACTAGCGTTGGCGTTGCAGGAACGGTGAAACTCATTGAGAAAGTCCTTACTACTTGCAGGCTCGCTATTCCTCTTGAATTCCAGGCTGTAATTTTAACCTTATAACTTGTTAAATTAGCCAAGACATACATAATCGTTCTGCTTCTCGCAATAGCATCTGTAGTCTGCCCACTATCCCATAGGACTGCATCAGCAACGGTCGTTAGTTGTACTTGATAGGATTGTTGAGCGTTACCTCCTGGGTCGGAATAAGACCATGCTGGAGTAATCCCCGATGTAGATACCACAGTTCCGTCAGTTATGGGAGTTGTTACGATTACTGTCGGAGGAGCTGCCGTGTAGAAAGTAGCCAGGGCGCTAAATGGTCCACCAGCATCCGAGTTATCCCAACAAGCTACCTGCCACTGATACTGAATACCATTTACACAGGTATTTAGCGGAAGAGTGTACGTCGAAGGTATCCCTGCCACTTTTCCTGTGTCTTTAACCACTACGCTATCGGATACCCTAATCACTTTTACCTGATAAGCTGATTGAGTATTACCCGCGTCGGGGTCGTTGAAAGTCCAAGACATAACTTGATCATGAGTAGCGTCAAAGTTTGGGCACGTTAATCCTGTAGGTGCGGTGGGAGGAAGATTATATGAAAACTTATCCGATACTATTTGAGTTGCATTTTTCCACATATAGACAGCATTACTTAAAACAGCATAATCTATCACTAAGGGGACTGTTGCGGGGGATATGACTAAAGCAGTTGGCGTAGAAAAGGTAGTTCCCCCATTAGCACAGATTTGAGATGAAAACCCACCAGTGCCGTCTTCGTACAGTATTAAAATATCCCCATTAGGTTTTTCGGTCAGAGCAGGATTTTGCCTATTCACAGTATTGCCACTGGTGATCTTAACCATTGCTGACCACGTGGCGCCGTTGTTATCTGAATAGTTTACCGAAATATTATAGTAACTTGTGTCCACGGCATCTCTGCCGAACTTTGCAACCCATATCCTGCCTAAATTCGCACCATTTTTCTTAACTATCGCTATTGGGTCTTGTGTGACGTAATTATTGGAAAGGATAGTAACTGGCACCCATGATGTTCCATTGAAATTAAACACATATATGGTGTAGCTAGAGCCATTAATACATAGACAAAAGATGCTTGGGTAGCCATTATTTTTGTAAATTGCAAAAGCAGATGAATATTGTATCGTGCCGGAATTATCGCTTGTTATTTGATCATATCCTGCTGTCCCATCCTGCTTCGTCCAAGTAACCCCTCCATCACTACTTCTCCAACTTAAAATATTAATAGAACTTGAATATTTAGCATCTCCTATGCAAGCCGCAACCATTAAAACCCCCGATGAATTTACGACTATTGAGCATTCTCGGGATGCAGTTGCAACATATGTCGTGTTTAAGTTCATCCTGGTTGCAACTATATTTACATTAGTCTGAGTGGTTGCATCAAACTTATAAAATTCTACGTAGTACGTCCCGTTTTTATCATTAACCACACAATATACCGTGTTTCCATAGCTACATATCGAAAACTCGTTAAGTTGAGTATATGTTGAACTATAAATATAACATAATTGTTGCCAAGTTGCCCCGCTATCTTTACTAACATAAATATAGTAGTAGTTAGTAGAAGCATTTACTACCATACTAAGGAACCATCCATTAGCTAGTATTAAAGGCTTTGCAGTTGGACTCAACCCATCATTAGCGGTTACAATCACGGTAGGGTCAATCACGATTGGATACACCCTTGCTACATCTGATATCCAAGCGTTGTCTACGACAATATCAAATGACAACACACCGTCAACATTGGCATTAACTCGATACTTACCATACGTCATAGCCCTATCGGGAATCTTAGAATCATACGCTACAATCGGGGGAAGTTCAAACACAACTTCCCCCTTTGAGTTAAGTATGTTTATTCCTCCGCTTGTATCGAACGCGCCTGTAATAATTAGACCGTTGGCTTGGACTCTAAGATCAGCGTCGAACTCAATAACCCCGCCAAATACAAAGTCGATATTCCCGAATAGCCAAGGAAGAGGATCACGCTGAAATCCTTGAACTAATATCTGATGCTTTAGCTTGTCATTCTCTGCTATAAACCAATCGTCGACATCAGGCATAGTTCGGTTGAACCTAGCATAGTTGGCTTTTGTTTCGAGGGGAACTTCTTGAACGTTGAATATAGAATCTTCCGTTCCAAACTCATCCACGTATTTCATAGCCGAAGGAGTCCAGGCGAACTTCCTGCCTTGAGAATGGAAGATAACCTTGTTGCCCTGATTATAAAACTCACTCCTGATAATACCGTTGTCTGAAGCGTAGTATTCAGGGTTAGCTCCCAATGCGGTTATGAGTTTGATTGTGTTATCTAAATTAAGCTTTGCTGTTTCCGCAGCAATATCAACTACTATGCCCATATAATCACCCTCTTTTGAACAAAAGGCGACCGCATGGGCCGCCATCTGTTTTTTATACTTGTGTTAATATCAGGAGTCCAGCAAGAGAATCAAAGTCCACAGTGAGAATACTTCCATCCTGCATGATGTACTCGGTCGGGTAGGCAAAGGTCATAACCTTGCCGTTGTGGTACCAAGTGTTCAGGGGTTTGTAATACGTGTCCGCGAAGGTGTTATGCAATATGGTGAATACCTTGACCTGGTCGAGGGGAACCGCTGCAACATTCAAGTCTGTTGAGAATAAATTCGTTTGACCTCCACGCATTTTGGTTCCGTCTGTTAATTGAGCTAACCATTGAGTTGCTTGAGTTGGCATTAGAACCACTCCTTTTGTTTTAATTAGCCCCCTGCTCGGGCCACCTGCGGCAGCCGGTTGAAAAAGTCTTGCACTGTTCGCATTTCTGCGAGGTCCTTGGCCGGGATAATGATCGAGCCTGGTGCAAAGGTATAATTGTTTGCGCTTCCTGTGTTGTTTGCGCTTCCTGCGGCGGCCATCGCCGGTATCGCAGTGGCGTGTATCCCAATATTCATATCGGATCCGAGTCCGGTAATGGCATTGGTCACTAATCCCTTGCTTTTCTGGATGCCCTTGGCCAGACCACCCATGAAATCCGGCATCCACTTTTCATAGTCGGCAAGCGGGCCTTCATCAGGAACAGAGAAGTGAAGGAATTTTC